TTAGCAGCCAAGATGGGACTCGAACCCATAACGTGGTCTCGTAAAGAGAAGCTTAACCGTTTAGCCTTACCGGGCTGGGCCCGTTTACATATCCACTACCTGACTTACCTATTTTGCTATCAGGGGAGGATTCGAACCATCCATGCTGGGATTCAGTAGAGGACAACATAGCCGGCTTTGTGGTCAACCCATATCCTATTACCTATTTCCTATTCAGCGCCCACGAGACGAGTGGGTGTGTCTGCCATAGCGTACGCTATTTCACCACCTGATAATTTTACTATTTAGTATCTTTTGTAATAACAGAATCTGCGCTAATCACTTCTGCAATAACTGACTCAGATGCAGATTTAACTTCAAATTCTTGCTCACCTATATCTGTTAAAAATTTAATCATTCTAGCTTCAGCTTCAGTTACTGATTGAGCGTCTACTAAATAGAATATATTTTGTTTTTTTACTTTACCTTTACTGTCTTCAACAGTAAATTGTACTTTAACTTGAAAATAATTTGCCATAATTAATTGTTTTCGTATACTGAATAATCGTAGAAATATTTTTTATTTTTTGCTAATACTTTAGTGAATTTAGATCTGTTTTTTAATTCAGCATCCGATTCACCTTCTTGGCGTTGAGGTTTGATTTGAATATAATAATCATATACCTCATTAAAATTGGTAATTTTACTTTCCTGTAAAAATAAAGCTAATTTAGCAATATTTTTAGGACCATAAGGTTGAAAACCAGCCCTATATTGCATAGCCATTTCTTCAGGTAATTCAAATCCAGCAAATTGATTGTGTAATCCGTTCATATAACTTATTTATTTGTTTGAATATATAACCTTATTTTGCCTAATCCAAAATCAATCTATTAACCCTAATGCTCTCATATTTTCTAAATGAGTATCATCTATATCAACTTGCTTATCAACATCCCAATCATACGAAACCGCTTTAGTAGTTGTATTATCTTCAATGTGACGTACTTGATCTGGTGTTAGCGGATCAGCTATTAATAAGAAGTAATCATTATAACATAACAATTCTAAATTGTCTATAAGATAATTACTCTTATTGCCATCTTTAAAATTAAGTAAAAGCGGAACTTTATAGTCTGTTACTCTCCGCTCACAAAACCCACAGTGGTAACATTCGTCCTTTAAATAACCTTCAGCTATTCCCCTTTCTTTTATTTTAGTGGGGGTGAAACTTTCCCATCCTGTTCCTTCTTCAAATATACGTTTAACATTTGGTTCTTTACGTCTATTAGGAAGAAACTTAGGAACTCCTCTACCACTTTGATTTTTATGTACATCAAATAATGTTGGAGAATTAGGATCGTTTTCATCAATTCTAAACGTCTTAAAATAAGGTTTAATATGTTGATATGAACATCCTAAATATTTGGCTGCTGATCTTACTGATTTAGTATATCTCATAGCCCTCAATAAGTCAGCTCGAGTAAATATCTTAGCGGCGGGCATTTTTTGTTTTGTTTTGAGATGAAAGATGTTTAACAACTTCCCATAAGTCGTCAGGTGAAGTTAACTCAACCTGTTCATCGTTTGCATCTACTAATTTATTTATACTTCCATCTGGGTTGATACGTTCATATAAATAAAAGAATATAACTTCACTTGCTTCTTTTCCAAAGAGCATATAGATTAGGTTATCTATGGCTCTATAAAAATTTTCATTATAGGAACTAAAATCTAGCTGTAGGTCATTTCCTAATATCATACTACGTACTTCTAGTTCTTCTAAGGATTTAATTACATCAATGAATTTTTCCTTTTGAACATCATTTTCTGATTTACGTTTAATTTTTAATGATGTTCCTGCTCCTATAATATCTTCAATAGATCTTTTAACCCCTTCTGCGTGTTTATCTCCTTCTGTCATATTATAACTTGTTTAATAAATCTCTAGCTTCAGCACATCTATCATATTCTTCATTTTCAAGAAAATATTCAAGAGCCGTTTCAAGAGAAGATTTCCATTCTTTTTTTGATAATTCTATTAAATAGTTGGTATTGTATATTTCAAATAATGAAATTGAATCTTTCTTTTTTTCAATTCCTTCTTTTATAGCATAAACTGTTTCCTCCATAACAATCTTTCTTATTTCAGGAACTTCAGTTATTTGAGAATAATCTGCCCCTATATCCATTTTTATTCTTAGAATAGGTATTTTTCTTCTCATTTCGTTTTTTGTTTTTAACATAACTGTTTTTTTATTATTACATTTGAGGGGCTTCACCTCCACCACCAGTAATAGCATTTTTAATCAATAATTTAACATCAGCTATTGGAATTAAAAATCCAATTACATTCGAATAAGGAACGTCTGTATCCTGAGATACAGTTAAATTATATTGAGATAAACCCTGATTTAATTTTGCTTGTAATTTCTGAGTCATTTGCGCTTTTGCATCTCCTTCTATTGACTCAGGAACTACAAATTGAACTTTAATACCTTTTTTAGTAGGATTATGATTTACGTCTACACGTAATTTAGGTTTTGTTTCTGCCATTATTGTTGTTTATATATAAATATGTGAAATTATTCGAGGATTTCATCAATTACTCCCAATTTTAATGCTTCTTGGGCTGTCATGTACCAATCTTCTTGTCTTTCACATACTTTCTTTAATGTTGTAGGAGAGATATTTGTTTTGTTAAGTATAATATCATCATACACTTTCCATAATCTTTTATTTTCTTTCATTTCCTGCTCATGATACTTCATTTTTTCATACGAAGTATCCCATAATAATTCATGGTACATAAATGTTGAACGGGGTGAAGCATAACGATAATGTCCACTAGTAGCAATAGCAAACGCCATAGACATAGCCATTCCATAAACATAGACATGTACTGGTGTAGTTGACATTTCAATGGCGTCTACTATAGCCATTCCTTCGTAAACTCCACCACCCATTGAATTAATGTATAATTTAATAGGTTCACGTTTATCTGTCTCTTTATTTTGGTCTTCTCGTTGAATCTCGCTAAATATTTTAAGAATATCACATGCTGATTCATTGTCAACTTCACCAAGAGTAACAATTCTACTTAATGGATCATGTTTACGAGGACGAGGCATAGAATTCATTTATTATAAATATACTAAAAATCTTTGACAATACAACTAAATATATATATTTTTTTGCCAGGAAATTAAGTATCTTTCTTTATGAGATATGTTTTCTAAAGAATCTGTAGGCCATACATATTCTCCATACCCATATATTCCTTCATTTCTAACATATGTTCTTATATTAGAGTTATGTAAGTGAATAGTTTCAATTAATAAAGAAGGATTAGTAGTTATCAATCCACTATCTGACGCTACTCGTGATATATTGTTATCACAGGCATTAATTCCTAAATAGAATTTAGAAGTTTCTATTAATTTATTGGGGACTGGGGATTTAAAGATCCATGTATCTTGGGAACGCATCACATAGTCAGGATGCATAAATTTTAAATCTCCGTTTGGATTCAAATCATATCTAGTTAAACATAAAAATAAATTTTTTAAATCATAACCAACCAGATGATTTAATGTCTCATTGAAATATATGTCAGAGTTTGCTATTATACATGTTTGACCTTGATAATTTTTATTAGCATATTCAAACATATCTGAATATGTAGGGCGACTATATAATTCCCAAAATTTTAGTTTTGATGATGAAAAATAAAAATTATTAGTTGGTTTTTCTAAAACAACTACTATTTCTTTTATATATTCATTATTGATATTTTCCTGAAGGCATATTAATATCTCTTCATGTCTGTCGGGATTTTGTGATTCAAAATAGGGAAAAAATAATACCATTTTATTTTATTTAATAATATAAAATGAGGGACATCCATCTTCTGTTAAATAGGATATATTTAACCGTTTATCACTACATAGTTCTGTTACTGCTTTAACAACACCAGGAAACATATCATTATTATAGTCATGACCTGATATTATTCCTCCTTTTTTAATTTTACTAAAAGAATTATATAGATCGTTTTTTACATTAAAATAAGAATGTTCTGCGTCTATGTAAATCCAATCTAGATATTCATCCGGGAATATATTAATAATATCTGAGTAATGTCTTAATATTTTGGTATTTGGTAGAAATCCAAATTCTGGGAGGATATGAGATATATAGTGTGATTCACCTTGAATAGAGATAATATTATTTCCATTTTTATCACCTGATATTATATTCCCCTCCCATGGGTCTATCATATAAAATAAAGTAGGATGGATTTTTTCTAATATTAGTCTAGAAAATTCTCCTTTAAAAATACCTATTTCTGCTCCTATAGAATTTTTAGGAAAAAAATCTAATAATTCTTCTCGAGTTTTAATTGTTGTCATATTTTAACTTATTATTTTTCTACGAATAAACTGTCCCAATAGTTTAAACCCATTCCATGATCATCTGTTTTATTATGTTTAACTATATTAAATCTATCTTTTATTTTTTTAAATAGATTTGAGTAATATTGCTCATTATCGGGATAATACGGGTTCATGTTTCTAAAATCATGAAATTCAACTGAGAATTGTTTAGATATATTCCAATTAATATTATTTAATATATCGTATTCACTACCTTCAATGTCAAATTTGATAAGTTCAAATTTACGTATATTATATTTTTTCATAATATAGTCAATATTGATTGATTTTATTTTGTGTATTTCTTTTAAAGAACAATAATCCTTGTCAGGGTTTAATAATGAATACCCTTGAATATCATTATATATAAAATAATCTACTTCACTTCTATCGTCATAAACTAACGCTGCTCTTTCAAATATAACTTCACTTGGAATATTAATTATGGTGGGGTTAGGATCAACACATATTACATTATTGCAATATTTTTTTAATTCTAATGAAAATTGAAAATTTACACATCCTAAGTCTAATATCCATCCGTTTTTATCTATTATAGATTCTTCAATAGTATGTTCTTTTAATGTTATCATATTGGTATTTTACTTGTTTTAATAAAGATATTTTATTTTTAATGCCAACGGTAAAATTAGCATGATGCATTGTTATTTCTTTAGGCACATTATTTATAAAATCTCCATCTCTCCATACTCTTCCTCCATTAACATTTGCTATTGTCCAGTATTTATTTCTATCTAAAAATCCTACTTTAATATTAGGAAAAGCATTATTATGTAGTATATGATTAATTACTGTTTGATCATGAATAATTCCATTCATGTTTAACTCTAAAGCTTCACGAACATATTCAAAAAAATCCAAAACTATTTGGTTTTGTTTACATATAAAAAACCCAGCACAATAACTTCCTAAATCTTCTTGAAATAATATATCGTATAAACTTAAATTTTCATTTATGTCTTGAAAAAACTGAACATCACAGTCTGAGAATATTAGATATCTGTTGTCACTGATATCTATATTTTCTATTATCCATTTTATTTTTTCTAACATAGCTAAATCAAATCCTAAAGATTCATATTCACCTGTAGGTGATACTTGGTCTATAACTTTACATTTTAGATCAAAATTTTTTAAATATTTATTACATGAATCATAAAAAATATCATATATATCTTTATGAGATTCAGAATAAAAAGTTATTACTTTTTTCATAGTGTTTCATATAATTTATTTTGTTTTTCTTGCCTAGCAATTGTTTTAGGATGAATTAAATCATATCCTTCTGGGAGTCCTTGTATTCCTGTTTTTGTAGGTACTAACCTTTCATGCACCTTATTTATCCAATATATCTCAGGTATATTTTTAAATATACGAGTTTGATAATCGGGGTAATTTATCCATCCATTTTCATTAACATACCATTTCCATTTATTAATATGTTCCTGAGTTAAACCTTCTACTGTATTAATACGTGGAACAGCATATGCTTCAATTTCAGGATTCATTTCTAATATCTCAGGAAGAGATAACATTAATTCTTCTGAGAGATATTCATCTGCATCTATTTGAAATATATAATCCTTAGTACAATGCGATTTTAGATTATTTTTAAATGAAGCAAAATCACCATTCAAATCAAAATCGACTCGTTTCATAGTAGGCCAACTATCAACAATATACTTTACTTCGCGAGTAGCAGTTGTATCTAATTGTATTACTATTTCGTCTATAGGACGAATGTTGCGAGCTAACTGATTTAATAAACGTTCTAATTCAAGATGTTCATTGTGAGCGCACACAGCATATGAAATTGAAGGCATAATTTCATTTTTGATTGAAATAACCAATATAATCAAGAGCTTCCATAAAATCACGCTCTTCAAATTCTCTTTTAGTAGTCATATCAGCTTTACCTTCCTTGGATTGAACAGCTGACCATTTCCAATCTTCTGCTGTTGTACCCTCAGCAAACACCATTGATTTATCATCTAACATTACACTATTAGGGTACCAATATTTTCCATCTGTGTCTTTATATCTAAGAGCTTTGTATAGTTCTGGTAAGGTTTCTTCCATTTGTTCTACATTTTCATCATTGATGGTAGTGTTAGAAGTAAATCCGCATCCCATGCATATCCATATTGTTACTTTACCATCAGTCATTTCACTGCAGGCATTACTTCCGCAACGAGGACACACTATAAGTGATTCTTTCATAATTCCATGAATTTGTTTGAGTTAAAAATATTACTGCTCCTGTATTATTCTGAGTAGGTTGGATGTGCGACACTGCTTCTATATTTTTTATAATCTTCTTTAATTATTTCTTCAATTTGTTTTTTAGCATCTTCTGATAGTCTTGACCAATTATGTACTGTTAAATCTAGACTATTATTAAAATCTAATGTTTTAGCAAATTCTGAAAGATCTGCAGGGGCTAATACTCTAGATTTGATATAATCGTCATATGGTTTGTCTTTAGGTCTTTCCACTACTGCTTTAGCTAATTTTTTAAAATCCTCAGAAAATAGTTCTTGTTCTTTTGGTTTCTTTTTAAAGAATTTTGTAATAAATTTAAACATTGTTTTATTTTTAGATTTACATTAATAATAATTAGTTCTTTTTATACTTCCAAATATACCCAAAAGCAGTTTTTTGTTTGTTCTGGCATGCCATTGTGATATCAGATTGTCTATTTGGTTTTCCTATTGAATTGCAGGCTTCTGTTATATTTGTATATTCTTTTACATAATTCATCTGTTTATCAAATTGAATAACAGGCCGAGAACGTTTTCCTTTATTAGCTAATGATTTTTTTAATTTAGCTTCTTCATTATCTTGTTTTCTATTGTTATTAGGAATATATAATTTTTTATTTTCTAAATAATTTCTAATAGTATTGTATGTTAAATTTAGTTCTTTACAAATCTCGTATATTCCTTTAACTTTATATAATTCTTCAATGGTTCCTTTAGGAATATTTTTTAATTTATAATTATTTCCTAATTTACTGTTAATTATTTTTTGTTTAGAGATATTATTTAATTTAGTAGGACCCCCTCCTCCTTTATTTTTATTTTCTAATTTAAATCCTTTAGATTCATATAATGAAATATAATATTTTTCTTTGTTTTTCCAATCTTTACTTTCTACTAATTCTAATATTTTAATAATAATATCATTCCCATATGTTTTTTTATGTTGAGAATATCTAACATTTATGTTATTACATTTTCCTATATAAAAAGGAATATTATCTTTTTCTAAAACATATATTATAATCATAATTTATTGTTTCCAATAAATATATTAAAATTCAATTTTCTTTAATTTAGGATTCAATTTTCTTTAATTTTGGAAGTTCTATTTTACGAAGCTGTGGAAGCTTAAGAGCAACTTGTTTAGGCACTTTCTCTTCAATAATTGAATTTAATTTTTCAGCCATTTTTTCTAAACTAAATTCAGTACGTGAACGATACGCTTGTCTTTTTGCTCCATCAACATATTTTTTGTAGTTTTTATAAACATCTTCTAATGTTTCAGATGCTTTTTTATAGTCAACTGTAAACCATCCACTTTCAGCAAGTAACATGTTTTGTACTACCGCTGAAGGGTGAATTTGTTTTATTTCACCTGGGAGCAATACTGACATTTCTTTATCTAGGAAATCAATATGTCCACTCCAGTTAGGAGCAATTACTGGTTTTTGGCTTATTGATGCTTCAAGTAGTGGGCGACCATATCCTTCACCTTTTGTAAATGATACGTGTGCTTTTACTTTAGGATGATTATATAATTCATTAATCTCTTCGTCTGTTAATTCACCATGGAGAAGATAAATATTAGGTAACTCATTATCTTTTCCTACTAATGATCTTATTTTATTTATTTTTTCTACCATTTCATCTCTATCCATAATTGAGTAGGTAGCAGATGATGTCTTCATAATAAGACCTGGTTTTTTTCCTTTACCTTTAAATGTTTCAAGGAATGTTTTAAGCATCATACCTACATCTTTTCTATCTTGCCCTAATTCACCTTGTAACCAATGTCCTACAAATAGAAAGTTAAATTCTTCTTTCACATCATCTATTACATCCCAAATTTCACTATCGTTAGTAGCGTCTATTTTTTGATAAATGTCTGTATTTACACCTTCAAATAATACTTCTACTGGTTTTTCTAGTTTGATTACTCTAACAACTTGGTTGTTTTGATTTTTATCTCGTTGTTCAAATGCTGAACTTTCAAATACTTTTTTAGCATGTTCTGACGATACTAATGTTAAGTTCATTCTATTAATACCATCAATCCATCCAGCATCGCATACTGTAGTTTCAATACCTGCTGTAAGGCCAATGTTATATTTTCCTATTGGTTGAAATTCATTTGGTACTGTGATTTGCATCCAAATATCGGGTTGACGAGGTAATTGAGGTTGAGGTAGAATACAGTCTAATATTTGTTTATGCTCCGGATTATCTGCTTGTAAAAACCCAAACGGAGTATTACCCCATCTTTGTGGGAGAACTTTTACATCGTATTTATCTGCTTTTAAAAGCGCTTTTACAATATCTCTTGAGCGAGCACCATAACCTGAATATGTGTCTATAGGACAGCTTACTACTACTAATTGTTTCATATTATTTTGCGATAACGTTTTTTACGTAATGTTTTGGATGTGTTGGAGTTTCTAATGTGATGAATTCAAATCTATGACGAGGAGTCCACTTTTCAAAAGTTTCATCTATTCCATCAATAATGTTTTTACACATATTTTTAGCTGACATCATTGATTCACTTGAAGTAACCCACTTACGTGCCTCTTGACATTGATGTTTATACAAATCTGGGTATTCTGTTTTGTGGGTATATGCTTTTTTAATTTGTTCGGCTATATCAAATGGTTCAGCTCTATCATCAAATATATAAGGTGTTGGAATTGAACCTACAATCGACAAGTTGGAAGGAAATACTGGATATGCCCATTCTCCATGTTTTTTATACTTTCCTCTATGATTTGATCCAAACTCTTCTGTGAATTTAATCCATTCACCTTTTTCATCTTCAAAGCGCATTTGATCTTGCATACCACCTGTTACTGTTGCTATAATTGGTTTACCACACATCATTGCTTCCGTTAATGATAGTCCCCATCCCTCATTACTGCTGATTAATGCTGTAATATCTGTAGCATTGTATAGTAAATTCATTACATTTGCTGGGTAGCGACCTTGATCAAATATAACATTACATTCATTGTTTCCAAACAACATGTCTTTTACTGCATATAAGTCAGTACCATTTTCATCTATTGGTTGTGTATGAAGAACAAAAGCACATTTTTTAGCTTTATCTTCAGGAAGAGAATCAATGAATATTTTCCATGCTAACATTAAATCAGGAACCGATTTACGACGGATGTTACGCGCATTATATAGTAAAGTAAAATCGTAATTTTTTCCTCCATATAATTGTTTTTTAAATTCTTGTAATGTTAAATATTCTGGATGTTCATTAGTGATTGGGAAGAAAATATCTTCATTAATACCATGGGGAACATATTTAATTACTTTTTCTGCAGATACTTCTTTACCTAACACTGAGTAATTAATATTTTCTGTTTGTTTGCTAATAGCAAGCAATGCATCACACGATTCATAAAATGACTTATTGTACATTGGGTAAGGTAAATCATCCCAAATGTTTAAATAAATAATAGGCACTTTTTTCCTAATCTCATGTTCCATTTGAAATAACCAAACCCAGTAACGAGGATCTGTGAACATCATTAATGCATCTGGTTTTTCAATTTCTAATACTTGTTTTAGAAACATCGGATCACCATATCCATGAATAGGGTACAATGTAACACTAGAATCAGTAATACCAGCATTTTTATTAGTATCATCGCTCAAATCAAGACGTTTACCTTGATCAGGATGATTAATAGCTCCACCGATATTTACCCAATTGTAATGATGTGCCGTTCCTACTACAAATTCACGAGCCATAGTAGCAATACCAGAAGTAAATCTGATATCATCACACATTAATAGAATTTTCTTTCTTTTTGATTTTTCGATATAACCTTCTTTAAACATATTTAATTATAATTTATATTTCCAAATAAAACCCTTATAAGTCTTTCTTTTATTTTTACAACATTCGCTTATAGCAGCGCTGCTATTTGAATTTACATTTAGAGCTGCTTCTAATTGACTGTTAAAACTTTCTAATAATATACCATCAATAGAATACTTCTCCACTTTTTTTCTATTTTTTAACATTGGTTTATTTTTCAATGCTAAACTCTTTTTACGTTTCGTTTCTTCACTTTTAGGACCACCTCCATTATCATATAACTCACAAAATAACATTTTATCCCAACCTAATTGATTTATATAATATTGTTTCCAATAGGTTTCACGTTCATTTAATTGCTCTACTAAACATTCTTCTATTATTTCAAATTTATGATTTTCAGAACCATGTTTAGTTAATGAATTGAATAATTTAGGACCTATAGCTCCTCTTCCACTACAATATAAATATTGTCTAAATCTATGAATTATATTAATAGATTGACCAATATAAATTTTACCTGTTGGACTTATTATCCTGTATATTCCCTTTAGTTTCATTTATAATCAATTTTTCAATTAATTTCTGCATCTTCAAACCATTATCATTGCAATACTGTTTTAATTGCTCATGAATTTTAATGTCGATTTGAATTGCTTTTGTTATTTGTTTCATCGATTATAAATATATAAAGTCTATAGAAAACTATAGAGAATTATAAGGCTTTTTATAATTATACATAAATTCAACCATCGCTTTTAAAAGAGGTTCAGTAAAATTGCCTAATTGATTAATTATATATTGTTGAAAATGTTGCTCTCCAAATTCACTCAACATCCCCGTATCACTAGCATTTTGAGCTATGTCTGATCCTTTAACTTTTAATAATTTATGTAATGAACTACCTATTTCATTATATTGGTCATGAGTCATTCCTGTAAAAGCGGGTGATGGTTTTCTACCTCTTTGTTCATCCATTATTTTAGATAAAGATTCAAAGATAGCTTTTTTCATTTCCATATATTCAGGATCTTCTTGCTCGTTAATAACAGGATTCTTGTATTTTTCTGCTGCTTCTTTTATTACCTCTTGTAATAATTGATTTAATTTGATATTTTTATTCATATGCTTCCTGTGAGTTGTGTGTCTAATGTATTATGAATGTTTTTTCTCCATTCTTCATCTGTTAAATAAAGATACATGCCTCGTTCTGTTAATTTTTGCACGCTGAACTTGTACTTAACACATGCTATTTTAAATTGCTCAAATAGATCTTCAGGAATCTTTACGGATGTTAATTGCATTTTTGCCATACTTGTATATTTACATATAAATATATACAAAAATCAAAGAACATTAGATTTATTGCAAAGATCTGGTTTATCTGCGTAGGGGCACCATTTGCAGCTGCTTTCACCTATGTTTTTAATATATGACTTTATTTTAGGTTTACCACCTTCATCAAAGCAATCTTCTATAAACTTGTTAAAATTATCTACTGCTTGTCTTCGTTTGGCTTTTCCACTAGCGGGTTTGAAGGATTGAACCCGGGGAATTGGATACTCAGCTGTTTCATATATTTTTCTTTTGACAATGAAGTATTCAACTTCGATTCTATCAACGTCGAGTCCAAATTGTCTTCCGAAATATTCTTTATAAAGGAGGATTTGAGCGAGTTTATTATCGTCCTTCTTTTCTCTTTCGCCCCATCCACGCGTCGAGGTTTTGATGTCATAAATGTAAATTTTGTCTAATTCTGTATCATATAGTACAAAGTCGATATATCCTTTTAGGTATATGTTTTTGGTTAATCCTACTATTAAAGGTAATTCTATACCTAATAACTTTACTTTACGAACAGTAAATAATTTATTTCTTCTTTTTTTAATCCAATCTAATATTGCTACCCCATCATCATAAAATTCTCTCATTTCAATAGGATTACTGAAATGTTGATTTGTTCTTTCATATTCTGTCTTATACACTTCTCTAAAGCGCTCAGTAAATATTTCTTCTAAATTTAGTTTATCAGCAGCCGCTCCACTTTCATTATACATTACATCAATGTATTGTTGTAGTGTTTCATGAAACGCAGTCCCAAATACAGTATGTATTGATGCTTGATAAGGTTGTTTTCCTTCAACGTAAGTTAAATACCACTGATGAGGACAAGTACTATAAGTTGAAAATTGAGAATAAGATACAGAACGTTGAAATGAATAATTTATTTCTGGTAGTGTATGATTCTTGACTTTAAGTTCAACCTCAGTTAGTTTTTGTTTGGGCATAACGTTTTCTTATTTCTTCTCCTAATTCAGAATCATTAGGAAACTGTTTAACTAGGTCTTGAACTGTATTTAATGTTGTAATTTCTTTTTTAAGATATTGAGCAAAATCAAGAGCCTCTTCATAAGCATGTTGAAGCATATTTTGATGATTATTTTCTCCTAAGGTTGTGTTGTATTTTTTATACCCACGTTCTGCTCTAGATTCTAAATCATTTATTACTGCTTTAGTAATTTTATCTTTTACAGTTTTGTCTTCCATTTCTTTTTCCATTATCCTCATAAATTCACGATATGATTTTGAATCTGATATATAACCCATATTATCCTTTTATTTGTTTTAAAATATTATTAAGTTCATCTTTTGGTAGTGCATCAATATACTCTTTGGCTTGTTTTTTAGATACCTCAAAATATTTTTGTACAGCTTCTAATTCATCTTCTTTATATTCTTTCTTTTTAGATGCTTTAATATATTTGAGATATTTGTATTGTTTAGGAATAAGATCTTTATACAGATTGTAAAGATACTCACCTTTCATTTGCCAAGTATTCTTTTGTACTATATTAACTACTTCACAATATTCAGGATCCATACTTAGATAACGATTAATCATCCAATTATTCCATCCTTCGTCACCTAAGTACGGTTCCTTATTAGTAGTAATATTTTTAATATGATCAAATATATTCATTAATAATTTCTACTGTTATCTGAGTATTTATTTTTTGCTTGTTGTTGTAATTCTAACATCTTTACTTCGCCTGCTAAATATCTTACACGATCGATTGCTTGACCTAATTCTTTAGATATAGCATTATTAAATGATTGGAGATCTTCATTAGCTTGTCTTAATTGTTTATTTTCAGCTCCTAATCTTTGAGCTACAGCGATTGCATCAGCAAGTTGCTGTTCTAATTCTTGTTTTGTTGCCATTTTATTGAATTGTTGTTTTATTATTTTAAAGATATTAAGCATTATCTTCTATTTGTCTAAGTTGTATTGGAAGGAACTCTTCATTTACATGTCCGCATTTGCTACAGGCAAATACAGGAATAGGGATTAAAGCATCTTGTGCAGTACCTGTAACGAAGCGAGATGCTTTTCTAAGTAATGTTACTTCTTGGAATGCTTGATTCCCACATTCATCACAAACTATACCCTTTGTTTTATCAAGGCTAATGTTGAGGTTTATTTGTTCTTGACTCATAATACTTGTTTTTTGGTTGTTTCTAATATTTTTGCTATAGCTGCTGCAAAATTAATTTCTTTATCAGGTACTACTCCTGCTCTCCAAATGTGATCATCTAATATTACTGATATCTCAGCATCATGTCCATAACTGAATTTATCTAGATTATCAAACATGTATTTGTAAGCTACTTGAAAATCATCTACCTGAGCATCGGCTACAATTTGACGAATAACATACCATGCATCTTTTTTTCTATCTCCTAATACTTTTATTACTCTAGCAAGCCAATCAGTATTAAGTTCAATCCATTGGAATTCTCCATCTTTAACTCCTGCTTGTAGACATTTAATAATAGAGCGAATATCAGGGTAATACTCTTTAATTAGCATAGCTACATTTTTAATGTCATATTTTATCTCTTCAACATCTAATATATTTTTACAAACGTGTCTTGCTACATCAGGCATTGATGGTGGTTTCAAGATATGAATTTCACAACGTGAAGTAAGTGGCTCAATTAAACGCTCAATATAATTACACGTTAATACAAAACGAGTATTAATAGAGTATTCCTCAATAATGTTACGAAGTGCAGCTTGTGCTGGTTGAGTAAGGAAATCAGCTTCATCTAATATAACTACTTTAATAGGATTAAATGTAGCTGACGAGGCGAATCCCTTTACTTTTTCCCGAATCATATCAATACCATTTTCGTCCGAAGCGTTTAGGTAAAGATAATCGCATTTAATATTATTAACAATTAATTTAGCCAATGTAGTTTTACCAACTCCAGCAGGTCCTGATAAAATAAAATGAGGAATATCATTATTTTCTATACAAAATTGTATTCTTTCTTTTAACTTTTCATTTCCAATATATTGGTCTAATGTTTTACTGCGGAACTTTTCAATCCATAATGTATGTTCTCTTTTCATAACTTAAATATAAGACTATAATTTTGACTTTCCTACCTATTTATTTATATTTCCATTTAAATCCACCTGATGTTTTTGATTTCCCCTTTATTACCTCCCATATACTTTTAGCTCCGGTATTTTTTCTTGCATCTCCCATAGAAGGCCATTCTTTAATAAAATTACCATCTTTATCCATTTGAATAACAGGTTTATACCAGGTAGGTATTCTTCCTTTTAATTTTTGACTTATTTTTTCTTTAGTATCATTACTAAGTTTTCTTTCTTTTCTAGTACATTTTCCTTTTCTTTCTTCACTAAGTTTTTGTTTATATTCCTCAGTATGAGTATATCCTTTACTTCCATCCCCTCCAATACTTCTATTTACTAGTGTTCCACCTTCATCTATTTGTCTTCTTCCTAATTCAGCTATTAGACTTATTTCTATTTTTTCTGCTTGTTTCCTGGTAATGTTATTAGCTATGATTTCTACTTCAAAACCATGCTTATTAACATAATTTTCCCAAAATTTATTTCTTCCAGCCCATTTATTCCATGCTCTATTTCCATATCCAATTCCAACATAGAATACTTCTTTAGTGATAGGATTTAAATGAGCATAAACATAGTATTTATTCATAAATACGGGACAGCATAATTGTAAATGCTATCCCGTATAAATATATGAAAATACCGAACTGTATTAGTAGTCAGGACAGGATTTGAACCTGTATGAAGGGGCTACCTTCCAGTTCTATTGCTGTAAATAGGACTTTTACCTAAGCGTCTACCAATTTCGCCACCTGACTATAATCTATTGGATATAAACCACCTCGTCTAAATTCAAAATCAAAAGTAACTCTCCATTTTGGTCAGAGAATGTTTGAAATTTGCCCTTATATCCTTCAATGATTCGTTTATTTAATGCTTCACCAATTTCTTTAATGACCTCTTTGGTCATACCATTTTTAAAATATATTATCATAATTTTAATTTTTTATTAATCAGGATAGGATTCGAACCTATACACTAGATTTTTTTATAGTGATTCTCTAGTAGCCTCACTTGGGGGCTTGCGTCTACCATTTCGCCACCTGACTTATCATAATAACTTAAATTTACATTCCAAAGTCTGCCATTCCAAGATCATCTTTCTTTTTATCTGATGGTTTTTCATGGATTACACATTCTGTCATTAAAAGAGTAACAGAGGCGGCTGCTGCATTTTCAAGTGCTGAGCGTACTACTTTAGTTGGGTCGATAATACCTGAGTCGTATGCGTCTGCTGTTATTTCATTTAGAATGTCAGGAACAGCATTTTGTGTATTTCTCAATACCATTTCCCATTCATTCGGCTTTTCACCAGCATTTTTAAGGATTTGTTCAAATGGTTTAATACAGGCATTATATACTATTTTACCTCCCTTTCCAAAATCAGTATTATCACGATTTGAAATAGCATTTCTAGCATGTAATAGAGCTACACCAGCACCTGGTAAGATACCTTCGTCCAATGCTGCTTTAGTTGCTTGTAAAGCATCATCTAAACGATCTTTCTTTTCTTTCATTTCAATTTCAGTTCCACCACCTACATTAATAATAGCTACTCCACCAATCATTTTAGATAAGCGCTCTTGTAGTTTTTCAATTTCATAAGGTGAAGTGGATCTATCAATTTGAGATTTTAATTCTAAGATACGAGCTTCTATAGCTTCAGTGTCACCTTTACCATCAACGATAGTGGTTGTTTCTTTACCTACTGTAATAGTACGTGCTTGTCCAAACCAATCTTTATTGAATTTGTCTAAGCGCATTCCTTTTTGACTTGATACTACAGTACCTCCGGTTAATGTAGCTATATCTTCCAAAATCAATGTTCTGCGATCTCCAAAGTCAGGTGCTTTAACAGCAGCTACTTTTAGAATACCTCTCATTTTATTTACAATAAGTGTAGCAAGAGCTTCACCATCGATTTCTTCAGCTACAATAAACAGAGATTTATTTTGTTGTGATACTGATTCAAGGATAGGTAATAGATCTTTTACTTGAGTAATACGACCGTCTACAATCAATAATAGAGGATCATTCAATATAGCTTGCATTGTGTTGTTATCTGTTACCATGTAAGGTGACTTATAACCTCTATCAAACTGCATACCTTCTACTACCTCTAATGATGTTTCACCAGTACGAGATTCTTCAACTGTAACAACTCCATCTCTTCCTACTTTATCAATGGCTGCTGCTACTAAATTACCAATTTCTTCATCACCATTAGCTGATAATGTAGCAATTTGCTTGATTTGTTTTTCATCAGCAATAGGAGTAGACATTTCTTTTAATTCACTTACTACTGCTTTAACAGCGGCTTCAATACCACGCTTTACTTGAGTAGCATTTGTAGATGCATATGCAGTAGCATCTAATGCTTCTGTTGCAATAGCATGAGCTAATACAGTTGATGTTGTAGTACCATCACCAGCAGCATCTACTGTTTTTTGAGCTGCTTGTTTGATAACGGTTGCAGCCATGTTTTCAATAGGATCTTCCAATACTACTGTTTTAGCTACGCTAACACCGTCTTTAGTTGATGCTACTTGTCCATGATCTTTTTCAATCAATACATTACGTCCAAACGGACCCATTGTTACTGATACAGCGTTATTGACCTTGTCAATACCAGCTTGTAATTTTTCTTTTGCTTCTCTGTTAAAACTGATTATTTTACTCATTTTCTTTTAAATATTTATTTAAGAATTGTTTTAATGCTACTAGTTTTCTACGCATTCCTCCTTTATTATTAATTATTTTAAGAAGAAATTCATTTAACTCCTCTACAGTTAGATTTTGTTCCATTATTACTCGATTATTGCTAATAAATCTTGTTCTTTCATTACGATAAATTCTTCACCTTTAACTGTAATACGTTGTCCACCAAACGCTGGGAACACAACTGTTGATCCAATTTCTACAGTATTAGGAATTAATATCCCATTGATATTAATCAATCCAGGGCCAGTAGCTATTACTTCTCCCATTAATGGTTTTTCTTTTCCAGCATCCGGAACAATAATGTTTCCATACATTGTTTCAGTTTCATCTTGCTGTTTAATCACAACGTGATTGTGTAGCGGTTTAATTTTCATTCCTATTGTGTTTTTTAAATGTTCTAAATATTTTTGTCTAAAGTACTTTGAGTGCATTTTGCTTTATGGATTGAAAGTGCTTCTTCTAATTGTTCTAAATGAAAAGTAATAGGGCCATATTCTCCATCTGAGGTGTCAAATACAACTTTATCATCTTCAATTTTTAGGTAGGCTGTTCTACCCCATCTAGCTTCTTGCTTAATGATTAATGTTTCTTTCATAACAATAAGATAACGACAGGTCTTTAATTTTCAAAACTTACTTAATTGTAACTTTTTTAGGTGCTTTTTCAATAGCGTAAGGAATATCTATAATAAGCAATCCCTTATCTAATTTAGCTTCTAATTTAGATATATCAAGTTTAGATGATATTTTCCAAGCTAAATCAAATGATCGCCTAGCTATTCCTCTTTGAATATACGAGCGTTCTTGTTCTGCTTCTTCTTTGTCGTGTGAAATCCGTAATGTGTCTCCGTCTATTTGGATGTTTATGTCTTCTTTATTAAGACCTACGACTGCTAGTTCAAATCGTAACCCACTTTCTGTTTCGTAAATGTCAACTGGGTAGTTGATTTTGTGTTGAATTGTGTTGAAGTTTGAGTTGACATCGAATAGATTCTTCCAAACGATGTCTAGTGGGTCCATTGCCCAACGTTGTAATTGCGTCATTTTTTTAGTTTTGTGCATCCCTAAGGTATGCGGTTAATTAATATTTCATAACTAGGACCTGTCGTATCCTATGTTTTGCGTATATACATATATGGAATCTATAATTCCACTTGGAATCTTTATAAGTCATCAAAACTAAAATCTAAAACTTTTATTTTTCCTGTTTTATCATATCCAACATTAGTTATTCTAAGGTCCCCCAAGAAATTACCTCTTATTCCATGTCCTGCTTTATCTAATCTTTTGAAGAAATCTTCTAATTTAGGTTTTAGTGTTTCCTCATAAGGAGTATTATCTAACATGCTAAGTCTAGAGGGATTGGCATATAGGATAGTTAATATATCCCATCCTGCCCAAGCCCATTTGTCCCCAGGATTGCGGTATAGAATATTATTATCTTTTAAATATTTATGTAATTCTACAAGTTCTTTAGAAAGAGATTTTTCATCTAATTTTTCTTGAACTATGTATCCTTTATCAAAATTAACTCTATCTATTATAGCAAATACATCTGGGTTTTTCTGAAATGTTTCTATAACTTTCTTCCAGTCTTCTTTAGTGAAGAATTCATGTTCTCCTGTTAATTTTTTTATAACAAATTCTGGTTTTATAGATGAAGCGTATGTAGTTTGAGTAAGTCCTTGTCCAATACTAGTTTTAGGTTGAATATTTAATTCCTTTAATATATCTATTAACTTAACCATTATTATTAGTTAACAATAAATATTATTCTTTTCCAACTAATAAATAGCTTGTTTTAACATTTTCGTCATTAGTAAATTCAATCTTGAGCAATCCCTCTTCGTTGATGAATAGTTCACCTTTATTGAATTCTTTATTTGCTGCTAGTATTGCACTGAATTCTGCAATTGGAAATTTAATTGCATTTCCTGGAATGCTGCTTGTGGTAGTTGTTAAGGTAAAGTTGATTTTATTTGTGTGTCCTTCTGCTCCACCTAATGTGAATTTAATTGCAGGATCGCCATCTACGTTTGTAGATTGTTCTGCAATGAATATGTCTGTTCCAAGCGCTTTGCCTGCTTTTAGAAATTTAGATATGAATTCACTATGCACATCAGCTACCATTTGATATTTAGGTTCATCAATAGTAGGTACTGCTGGTGTTAGCATTATGTCTGCTAGGGCGTATTCTAAATTATATTCGTTGTCGGCGATTAGTAGCTTATTAGCTATTTTACCATGTTTTTCAACATTTAATATAAGGAAATGATCGGTAATTCCTATTAATTTGAGTAGTTGAGTAGTATCGTATACTCCAAATTCGCAATCTTCAAGTTCAACGTTAGGTGCTTCGATAGTACCTACTAGGTTCTTTTGAGATGAGATGAATTTGGTTGTTAGTGTTTTATCTTTGATAGTGATTTTAACACGTTCAACTAATCCATTTAGATAATACTTTTCAAGGATGTCTTCTAAATATAGTTTTTTCATAACTTAAATTTATAACCTTTAATTTGCTTTACCACAGTTTCCACCATGATTTTTTAGGTAATGGTTTCTGTCTATTTAATATGAAGTTTTTATTAAATAGCGCATTTGCTATTTTATAAATATTGTAGTGATGTTTACTTTCTACTTTATTAAGCCCTATCAATATAACCACCGGTGCCGTTATTTCCGTTCCATCTTTTTCAATTATTTTAATTGTTGTGTCTACTCGTACTTGATGGAGGTGGTGGTTAATCTTGATCATTGCTAAGGAGATTTTAAAATTTCTAAAATTTTTGAAACTATATATTGTATTGCATACGAATATTTCTTTTTATTACCTTTATTAAAATTATCATATTGGGCTATATAACTTTTTATTTCACTTTCCTCCATTTTTTCTATATCACTTATCATTTTGTTACCAATTTTATATTCAGCAGAACGAAATGAAAAACTAGGTACCCTCCCATTTAAATATGCCAATACTTGTTCTTTTTTATTATTTTCTGTCAATAATTCTGTTAACTTTATCATACGAACTTGAAGAATTTGTTTATTTTTGCGTTTAATACAGGAAAGTCCCACCCTAAATCTTCATACACACCCGTCAATTTATTTAATAATACTGAATTGAATGCATCTTCTCTATCAACATACTTGTCAATAAATTCTGTAATGAATTCAGGATCATTAATTCCAGTGAATCCTAGTACCTCTATATTGAAGGGATTGGGCTTCAACGATACATATTTCATCTTATCGCCTTCCACAAACATTGGGTACTTCTTATCTAATTTCTTGAATTTAAGTAAATCATTGTATGCTACTGCTGCTTTAGTATTGACAGGTGCTTTTAGTTTAAATTCACTGAATATTTCACCTGGCGCTGGTCGCTTAGCAATATATGAATTAATTTGTTTAACGCCTGTTGGTTTAGCTAGATCTGTCCAAGGTAAGCTATTTAATGATGATTTAAAGTCTATTATCTGCTTATCAATTTCGGCTTTAGGTTTACCGGACATTATTTCAGTTAGTAGCTTTTGACCGAATTTCTTGTATAGGGGAGGCATATTAGATTTCATTAGATCTAACCCCATCATAATCATCTCTTCAGTATCAACGCCTTCCTTATTTACAATAAGCATAGAGTAACGACGCTTACCTGCAAAGTATCCCCTTTCAATAACCACCTCTTGCTTTAATTCGAAGTAGTGTTGTCTGTCCTTTAAATGGAATGCTTCGGTAGCGAACTGTCCAATAAATGCATTTGCTACACCCTGTAATTCTGATGCTATTTCTAATATTAAAGGAATTACTTTATCTTTATCGTTTAAATCTAAGTCTGGATAGCGATGGAGTAGTAGATCTTTAACATTGATAAATAAAGAGTCTGTATCGCTAGTTACAATATAATCAGTCATTGGTTATTTTTTCATTGAGTCGAATACATCATAAGCAGATATAACGCCCATAGGTTTATTATTTATTTGATGTTTATGTAATTGATCAATAATTTCTATTATACGTTTTTTAGCTGCTTCATCAATTATACTATACTCATCATTGTATTCTAATTCTATGTCCGGTGTTTTAATTTTTAGTGTCATATCTTATTTAGTTGATTTAATTAATTCAATAAATCTATCTAATTCTTCTCTATTAAACACAAACAATTCTAAAGTGTATCTAGTACCATCAAAAAATTTTGGTCCTTCTTCTACCTTAACATCTTTCCATCTATTTGCAATCATCTCATCTGTAAGCCTCTTTACTACTTCGTGTGTGAATCGTGCTTGTACGTTATCAAAAATTTGATTTAATTCATGCTCCATTTCTTTAGTCACTACATAGTGAGATGTAACTTTGCTACCTACTATTAGCTTTGATATTTCTGGTGTCATATTTGTTATTTTTATATACTGTAACTATCGTCTATCATTTGTTTAATTTCAGATATACCTTCCATAATCTTTTTGAAAGATTCATCTAGCTTTTCAGATTCAAAATGAAATATGTGACCGTAGTCTTCTACATGATAATAGAAATTAATTATTTCCTTTAATTCTTGTGACTTTATTATATTAATATCCATATTATCTATTATTAGGTAAGCTTTCTTTGAGTAGTTCTCTGTTCCATATGTTAGTGTTCCCAACAGCATATTGACCTATCATAGCCATTGTCCACTCAATCATTTCTTCTGGAGTGAATAGGTTTCTCTTTGCTGCATTGTATCCAAGCTTCCAATATTCAAGTCTCTCCAAGTTCTTTTTAAGGTTACTAAAGTCCTTGTCTATTATTTCATTCTCGCTATGACCCTTAACATACTTTGCTGCTAAGCGATAATACTCTTCACTAACTTGCGTTTTTGATATCATACTGTCTTCATCAAGAAACGGGTACAGTCCTAGTTCAACCATAATAAAATGCATTACTCTTTCATTTGGTGTTTCCCATTTCCAATCACCATAAAACCATGTCTTGGCTAATATCTTAGCTAGGGTTTCAAGATAGGCCTGTCTGTCACCTATTAACTCAGTAGGTTTTTTAAAATCTAATCCTTTACATTGTGTTAGTTTTGCATATCTTAAACCATTAATTCCAACCTCACCATTTTCCCATACATCTTCAAACTCAAACTCTACTTTCTCACCTATCATCTGTTCTGGGAGTTTATCAGATCTTAATAATAATAATCTCTCACTATCAACGTGTAATGGTAATGACCTAAAGCTATTGATGATTTGATATTCAACATACCATTTATCATCTCTTAAAAATAATCTTCCTTTCATAACTTATTATTTATTTTCTTTAACTGGTTTATCCATCATCTCGTGGTGTGGTATAGATTTATTATCTCTGATAGCCTCTAATGCTGATAGCTGCTTTTTAAAAGCACTAAGTTCAGCTGTTAATATAATTCTATCTTGCTCTAGATTTTTGATGTGTGAATTGCAATCATAGATTGCTCTTTCTATTTTATTCATAGTTTTTATTTATATTTCCAATTAAATCCATTTGTTTGTTTAAATATTCCTCTACATACTTTAGATATAGTAGAAGCATTGCTATTAGTACCTTCAGCAGCATGGTTTATACTAGGCCATTCTTTAATTATATTTCCTTCTAAATCACACTGTAGTACAGATTTATATGCTCCTTCTTTTGATTTACCTTTTAAAGATAAGCTAAGTTTTTTGCCCATCCCCTCAGGTTTAGGTTTACCTATTCTAACTTGCCTCATCATATCTCCAAATCCTTCAGGTTTAGATTTACCCTTTAAGGCTTCGCTTTGTCGTTTTCTACTTTCATCACTCCAAGACATCGATCGTGGTTTTGGTTTAGGCCTATTGTTTTTTATTTTATTTATACTTTCTTGAGTATGGTTTTTAGGTCCACCTCCGCCTTCATTTTTATTCATCAAATCAAACCCCCAACTTTTAAATAATTCAATATAGAATGTTTCTAATTGTTTTTTATTATGTTCTTCAGCTTCATCTATTAATATCATTCTTACATCACCATATTTCTGTCTATGGAAGTATTCTCTATGTTTTGGATTATTAGTGTATCCAATATACATTGGTTGATTATCTTTCTCTAAATAATATATGTGTATCATGTCAATAAATATATAACAATTACACTAACTAGCCAACGCTACTGCTTTTTCTTATTTCCACATCCCTTAGGTGTATTTTTTAATTCATTATTAATATATTCATTCATGTTTTTAATACTCTCCTGTAATAGTCTTTGACCAGTAAGCGTAATAGCAGATGAGATAATTTTGTGTCCGTCTGTATAGCGCCATCCATTGATAGCGTAGCAACCATATACGTCATTCAATTTAATTTTATATGCGTGTTGTCGTCTATTATAGAATTCACCTTTAACAGCATCACCTGACTTATATGCTTTTTTCATCAGGTTTTTATATTCAACACGCTTATTGAACCAGTCAGTTAATACATCACATACTACTGATGATTTATCTGTTCTAAATATTGCTCCTGATGCTGCTATTATCCAATTATTATCTTCAATTAGTTTTGTTATTTTACCTACTGATACTTGTGTTCTGGAAGTGGTGTAATCTGGGTTTAGTTTTTCAATAGTGATCATTCTATCACTATCCATCTCTATTAGTTCAGCATATGACCACTGATTATCGTATTTACCGCTGTTTACAATACGTCCTATTAATGTTTCAATTCCCATATTAAGGGAGCGAATGATAGAGGGATATAGTGATGTAAAGTCCAAATCAATAACCCACTCATATAGTCCTGGTGTTGGATCTTTTAGGTATCCTCCAGCATATTCATCATTAGTGGATTCTTTTAATGATGGATTTACTGTAGTTGGTTTATTAGGTGATACTATATTTTGACGTTTAAGGTATGTCAATATAGCTCCATCATTCAATACTGTTGATAGGTAGATCTGTTCGTATGGTACGTGACATAGATGGCAGATAGCAACTGTTAGATCTATAAATTTAAGTTTATTTTCTAGTGCAATTATAATTTCAACGTCACGTAGGTTATATTCTATGAATTTATTTATATCAGTTTGAAATAATCTGTCTAAGCTACCTTCATATTCTATTTTATTTAGTTTAACGTATTTCTCACCTATATCATTTAGTTTATAGCTTGGTTCTTGTTTTACAATGTACTTTTTAAATAGTAACATGTAATCTAAATGGTTGATGCCTCCTAATTCGATAGGTTGGGATTGATCCCATTCAGTGAAATTTAGTTTACGGAGTGGTGATAGTCTAGATGCTTGTTCCTTACCTAATACATTACACATTCTGTAGTACATGTAAGGCACATCGAAGAATCCACTATTCCATCCTGTAATGATAGTTGGATCTATTTCTTCCCATAGATCTAGGAAGTTAGATAGCATATCAGCTTCAGTATTGAAGCGTCTTATTTCTCTATTGTTTTCTTTTGTATCGGTTAGTTGTTTCTTTTCATCTAATATTAGACAATACCACATTTGGGTTGTGTTATCGTATAATGCTACTGATGTCATCTTCATCGGTGCTGACTTGATGTATTCACTTGTTAGTGTTCCACCAATTTCACACTCAATATCGAAGTATACTATATTATGTTGTTTGGGAGTGTCGTCACTGTCTTTATATAGGTCAATTAATACACGAGTACATCTATCTACATCCTGTTCATATAGTGAAGTGTCTTTCCATTCGTATTTGTCGATTGGAGTAGCACGTTTACCGTCTAATGTTTCTAGCGAGCCATTAGGGTTGATCTTATATAGTTCGGGGGTGTACTTGAAATCTAGCCATCCTTTCTCGTCGTCGCGAAGGTGGTAGGTGTAAGTAGAACGATCGTAATATATTGCTTGATACATAACCCTTAAATTTAAGAAGAAGATTTGGCAATTCCTAATCTTATATTTGTGTCCATGCTCCTGTCCAAACGAACATTCCTACAAACGTAGCTCCGCTTCCCGATACGATGATACTGCCTGATGCTGGATTGGCTGGAGTTATTGGCATATATTATAAATATGCAATTATGCTGGAGTTATAAGACTAACATACTTCCACTCTGTACCTGAATACACCCAAATTAGATCTTGAGCAAAATCTAAAAACATAGATCCTGTTTTTGGATTAGAGGGAAATCCTTGATATCCAAATGTTACCGTATTGTTGTTTGGTATCATTACTGATCCGCTTCCGTTTGCATCTACGTCTACTGTGAAGCCGTCTTTTCTCTCAGCATCACCTTTTCCGATACCAACTACAAAGAGTGAACTTGTATTATTGTGTTCGTTATACTGGCCTGATACGTGTTGGTATGAGCCGGATGCTACTGTGTTAAATCCTTCTGCATGAGAATAATCTCCTATTGCTTGTGTTGTATCTCCTTCTGCGTGTGAATAAGATCCTGATGCTATTGTTTGGTATCCTTCTGCGTGTGAGTAGTTTCCTATTGCTTGTGTACCATCACCTTCAGCATGTGAATAAGATCCTGTAGCTATTGTGTTACGGCCTTCGGCATGTGAATATTGACCACTAGCAGTTACATTTAATCCTTGCTGTAAACTCTGGCTCGTGTATATAAATCTAAACGATGCATCTGCTCCAAACGCACTTCCACTGTTGTATTGAATGAATGTGTCTGATGGGGCTGGTGTTCCACTACCGCCTATTGTTCCTATGTCTACAAGTCCCCCGGTAGTAGCAAAATATGTTGTGCCATTTACTCTTACACTTGCTGCTAAGATAGCGCTTGATGTGTTTGGTAAATTTATAAAATTATTTTGTGTGATGCCTACAACAGAAAGGCTCGATGTAAAGGTACTTCCTTGTGAATACCACCTAATAGAAACGGGCCCAACATCTATACCGGCTGTTGTGAAATTAGTTCTTAACTTTAGAGAAGCTACTCTACCTGATGGAGGTCCTGCTTGGTATTGATCGATTCCTATTATAGTATTACCACTATCATCTGTTAAAAAGAAAGATGCTGATGTTGTAGCTCCTGCGGTTGTTACCTGCTGTAGTGTAGGTGTTGCTGATCCTCCAGATCCTGTATTAACTGTGATAGGAAACGTGCTTCCGTCTCCTTTTGTAAATGTTATCGTATTTAAGCTAACTGATGCTGTTGTTAATAGAGAGCCTGTATTAACGGTTGTAGCAGATCCGGTATCAACTGTTATTGGGAATGTACTTCCGTCTCCCTTAGTGAATGTAATCGTGTTTAATGATACCGATGCTGTTGTTAGGAGAGATCCTGTGTCTGTTGCTACAGATGGTGCCCAAGATGCTGAGATAGCGAATGATGAGCTTAGTACTGAATTAGAACCGTGTGGACCGTATACATTTGAAGCTGTTACGAAGCTAGCTGTTTGTGCATTATCTGCCCAGCTAGCAGTGCCGTACAACGATGCAGTTAGTCCTCCAGTAAATCTACCTGAACCTGATATGTTTAGCGATCCTGTTATTTGTACTGTGTTTCCTGCTGCAAAGATTAGGTTGCTTCTTGTTATTGCGTTACCATTAATGTCTACTGTTCCATTTCCTACTATAAATGCTCCTGTTACACTATTTGATATATTTGCTATACCTATTACATGCTGAAAATCGGCTGAGGCTGATGTGTTAGCTCCGTGAGCTTGTGCATAATTTGCTGTGGATGTAGTATGTGTTCTTAAACCCTCTGCGTGTGAAAACTCTCCTAAAGTTTGGGAAAATGCTCCTATTGCTCTTGAACCAATTCCTTCTGCTCTTGTTTGATCTCCAAAGGCATATGATATATTTCCTAATGCTTCCACAAATTCACCATGTGCGAACGAATTAATTCCACTGCCCGTTGCACCCTGCCCAAATTCTAGGCTAAGAAAATTATAATTATATCTAAATTCTTCATTCCCTTCAAGATTCCCATTTTCATTAAATTGTATGGATTTATCAGATCCACCTGCCCTCATTGGAGCCCATGAAGATGATCTTGCAAATGAAGCACTTACTGAATATGAAGAACTTAAAATTGAATTTGAGCCAAAGGGTCCATAAACGTTGGAAGCTGTTATGAAGCTAGCTGTTGAAGCATTTATTGCCCAACTAGAAGTAGCAAATACTTGTCCACCTCCTGTTAATGTTAAAGTACCTGTAATAGTAGTATTGCCTGTAATAGTAGTATTGCCTGTAAGGCTTAAACTACTACCTGACATGTTTGTTAGCAGATATAAAAAGTTTCTATCTGCTTCTTCATAAGTTAAAGCTTGCGATGAAATTGACAATCCAGAGGGATTGAGTCCCGATGTTGTTGCTCTTAAAATAAGACCCATTATATATGCATTTATACATAAATATTAAAAAATAAATGCCCCTCACAATGAGGGGCAATAAATATTCAATAAATGTTTATGTATTACATTTTATATTTCCATTTGTAACCATATGCAGTGAATTGCCTGTTTCTGCAGCAGGCTCCTATATTGTCTTGGGTTTTTATAGCAGGATTATAATAATATTCTGCTTCTTTAATAGATGACCATTCTTTAATAAAATTATCTTGTAAATCGTACTGTAATATAGGTTTGTAATTAGACTTAGCTAGATTATTTGAATGAATAATAGTACGTTTATATTTAAGAGGTTTGCCTTTTTTAGATTGACTAATTTTATTTCTGGTTCCGATAGGTTTTAATTTGCCTTTTAAAGCTTTAGATATATTATGTTTTGTCTTTTCGCTGTGTTTACCTCCTCGACCATCTATTTTACAGCATAAACTAGATACTTCTAAAACTTTATAATATTTCTTCCAATATGTTTCTCTTTCTAATAATTGACTTTCAGAGCATTCTTCAATTATTTCTTTTTTATGTGCATCCCATCCGTGTTTTAATAAGGATCTGTACAGCTTGGGTTGAACTTTACAATCTAATAGTTTATATTTTCCCCAACGTTTTTGAATATTAATACTTTGTCCAATATATATTCTATTAGTAGGGGAGGTAATTTTATAGATTCCTATTATAGGAACTTTAGAGTTGATATTTATCATCGATATTTGGTTTAGCGACAATAAATATCACCCCTTCAAACCTCCTATAAGGAGGTTTTTATATGCTCTTTACGCCATGAATCCCCCTGAAACTGACCATTATATAGTTGATTTGCAGGAACCGGTGCACATTCATGGAAGTATATTTGTGCTACTCTTGCATTTTCTTCAATAAATATAGGACGGCTCACATATAATAATGTTCCCATAAATTCAGTTTCAAAGTTAGGATCAAACACTGGGCTATTAATAATTGCACCATTGCGATACAGGGATGAGCGTTGCTTAATAAATGCTACACGATTATCAGGTAATTTGCATCCTTCATTAAAGGTAATATCATATACACCTTCATACAATAACCAGCCGCTTGCTCCTTCGAGATTAATTAGAGCGTATGGTTCATAATTAGTTAATTCTGTTTTATCTTTTAATACTTTACCTATTCTATAGGAATTCATATCTCTTTTACCACCTACAAGATTTACTTGTTTAAGTGATAGATCATATCCTACTTGAGCAGCTTTACCTTTTGTATGCTCTAATTTAAGTAATCCTTCGTCTAGAATTTGTTGTGCGTTTAACATATATTATTTCATTTTAGTTCCGTTAACTTCAATAGCGTGTAGAAATTCCTCTCTAATTAGATTATCTTTCTCCATAAACACACCACTGAACTTATTTGTGGTCATTACAGATGGGTGTTTAATACCTCTATGTGAGCAGCATGTGTGTTTACAAGCAATACTAACTGCTACTGATGGGCAATCCATTTTGGTAGCTAGATAATCATGTATTTGTTGTGTTAATGATTCTTGCATTTGTGGTCTACGGCTAAACCATTCTACAATACGGTTCAATTTAGATAATCCAATTACATTTTCACCAGGAACATAAGCTAATGTAGCATAACCTGTAAATGCTAGATTGTGGTGAGCACACATACTAACGATAGGAATACCTGATTGAATTACTAATCCACTATATCCTTCATCATTAGGGAATACTGTGATATTAGGTTCATCTGTAATACTACCTACGATTAGGTCTTTAAGCCAGCTTTTCGCGACACGACGTGGTGTATCGATCGTTTGTCTGTCTGCTGTATAATCAAATCCTACAGCATTAAGAAATTCACCATACGCTTTAGCAGCTTTATCTATCATTTGCTCTATTTCTTCTGGTGTCCGAGCTAAACTACCATTTGATTTTTTTAATAATTCCATAGTTTAAATATATAATTAAAAATTTAATCTTCCAACCAATCTTCAAAATCAGAGATTATAGTTTGATCATCTGCTTCTTCATATAATGCTCTATCACTAAAAGCAAATATATCATCTATATAATATTCAATAGTGTAAGGAGAAACTCCATGTAATATTAAAATATTAGTAATACGTTTTTTTAGTGGATCTAGAGGCGTATTATGCCTTTTTTTATCATGATAATCATTAATCACCAATCTAGCAAATTCTTCTAAAAATAATTTAGGAACCGTAATAGTATAAGTACTTTCCTTATTAGAATTCAATATATTAATTTGTACTTGAGGTGTATCTACAGGTTCAAAGAGTAGAGCAAGAGCTGCTTTTTCTGATAATTCTTTAAGATTTTTCACTATATTATACATTTAATGTTTTAAAATCTTCATCAAATTCACTCTGTCTTAATCCATAGTATTCGTTTCTATATACTTGACCATCCTCGAATTGAACTACTAAAGCATACTTAATAGGCTCACATTTAACTACTGTGCCTACAGTACCTTTAGGTATTTTATCAGCATATGTGTTTTTAAGTTCTACTTTTTTATTTACTAAATTATCCATGTTATACGTTTAATGTTTTACCATTTAATACACCATTCCTTAAAATCAGACGTGGATTGTATTTCGCATATTAAATCCCAAAGTTCTCGTTTACCGGTTTTATTACCGACAACCATGGGTGTTATTCCAATAGGAAGGCGTTTGAATGTATTGAATCTATCTATGTAAAATAGAAAAGGATTTGGCTCTCCTGTATCTAATATATTACTTAATCTTTTTTTACAAAAGATTTCAAATTCAATTTTATTCATATTTTATACGTTTAATGTTTTATTCCAAGCTGATATATGCAGTCGTGTAAGGCCACGGAAGCGATATTTTTTTGCAAGCTCTAATACGAAGTTAGTACGCTCATGAAAATCATTTTGATCATCTAATCCTGGCATACAAACTACATTTTTAAGCGGTATGCTAAATGGTACAACAAAGTCACGTAATAATTCTTTAACATCTTCTTCATTTGAAATAACAAATTTAAATTGGTAATTGGAATGTTCCATTATTCGTTTGATAGCGTGGGGTACTATGCGCTGCTTCTCAGGCATACCTGAGTTAGATAGCTTCGGTGAGCAGTTGATTTGATCTATAATCTCAAACAAATCATCACCAATGTAAACTGTACCGTTAGTTTCTATTTCATTAAATGGATTTACATTTTCTATTTCATCTTGTAGCATCTTAGACGTAGCTGCTACTGCATCTATACTTCCATCTTTATTTGAA